ATGTTGTAAGTAAAGATATCACTGCTGAAAAAAATGGAGCCTTTAAGTTAGCAGAGAAGATTTACATTTACGAAAAAAAGTTTAGAGATTTACTCAAGGTTAGAGAAAATATACACATGAGCGAACCAGATGATCTCCCAACTTGGCATGAGTATTCTCCAAATTTCATTTCTGAAATTTCAAGAAACATGAGAGCACTACTTCAACTAAAACTGGGAGATTATTGGCTGAATGAAATGGAAGAGCTAGTAATCAATTCATTTTGCAATGTGAGAATTGACGAATTACTAACCCTTAAAGCCTCGGCTAGATTCAATGGAGAATTGAGGTCAGACTTCTTTGAACTGGAAGATCTCAAAGATGATGAAGAAATCGGAGATGTTGATAAAGATACTAAGATTAAGCCTGAAGCTTGGGGTAAACGCCCCAGAGTACTTCAAGCATTCTTATTCTTGAAGCGCCAATTTTGTGGAAATGATGATAATTTGCATAAACCCTACCAATTGTTATCCAAGTGCTTGTCTAATTTAAATGAGAGAGGAAACATACATGTTGACTTGTTCAGGAAAGCACAACACATGGGTCTAAGAGAAATCTATGTAATTGAGGTGATGGCTAGAGTGGTTCAATTATTCTTAGAGAGGATATCAAGGGTTTATTGCAAACAATTCGAATCTGAAGTGATGGAACATCCAACAAACAAATATGAAATTCCACTTCAACATGCAAAGCTTTCCAAGACTTTCCAAGAGTATGTCACTTTAGCAACTGCTGCAGATGCTGCAAAGTGGAATCAAGCTCATTTTGTCCCAAAGTTTGCCGACTTTTTGATTAAAGTTACTCCTGAGATTTTACATCCTTTTATCTTTAACTCTGTACAATTGTGGGTTAAAAAGAAAATAATGCTGCCAGTTGATTTACTTCTTAGCTTTGAACGCCACCAAAATGTTGAAACTAACAACATAAATTATCGGCAATTGAGACAAGAATACTTGGGAGGAGGTGAAGTCATACAAAATGGGGAAATATGTATGAACATAAGAAGTGGTATGATGCAAGGAATCCTACATTTTTTATCATCATTGCTTCATACTGCCTATCAAGAGTGGCTTTGTATTTTTATTAGAGTTCGATTTTTCCCTAAAGAAAAAGTTTTAATTAGCATACAACAAAGCTCAGATGACTCAGGCATGATTATAAGTGTGAAATACGAACCAGATATCTCTGTTAAGGAAAAGATTAAAATAATTGCAAAATTAAAGATAATATTTCAATTTAAAGATGTGATGGGAAGGTTTGTAGGTATTTTCGAAAGTGAGGAAAAAACTTCAAGAAATTTGTTGAATGGACATGAATTCAACTCAGAATTTTTCTTTGGACACAGTTGGATCAGGCCAACCAATAAGTGGATATATGCTTGCAATACAGTTGACATAGTTGAAAGTTTAGTTGAAAGAATGGAACAAAATTCCAATCTTATACAAAATGTTGTTGAAGGTGGTGCAAGCATGCAAATTGCTTCTCTATGCCAATTGGCTCAAATTAAACTGCACTATAAATTAATTGGTGTC